ACATGGGAGATACTTTGTTTTAACCGTTAACCATGGCATTCAGGGGCCCTGTGATTTAACTCGTATCGAAGCTTCTAACGAATTTGTAAATTGTGTGCGGTATATTGAATTAAACTCAACGGTTGAACTCAACCTAGTTGGAACCCGATACCCGTAATTCAAGGGGGGTAGGTATAACTCATCTCGACCACACACATTCTAGAAATAGTTTTGTAATCAACACTCTCTTGTGGAACAATTAACTTGTTTATTTGTATAATTAGGCATGGGAAAACGCAGGATATTTGAAGTTTTCAATATGAGCACTGGAATGTGGGAGAGTCACATGATAGATGAGGAAAGCTTTCACGAGGGTATGAAGCAGCTCAATGAAGAATCACAAGTATTAGATGCGGAGATACAAATTATTAACAAGATAATAGAACAACAGTTAAATAAGAGGCCACCTCAACAAGTTGAGAGTAGGGATTAACACTATAGTATATACACTATTGTGTATTTACTCTTTTCCTAGTATATTAAATAAACACTATAGAGTATATACTAGGGTATTACTCTAAGGGTTATACTCGTAAGGGAGATAAAATGAAAAAAAGAGGGTTCACTGCTTTGCTATTAGCTTTTATATTAAGCTATAGCTGCGCAGTAGAAGAGATAATTACACAAGGTGATACGGATACGCTGTATGTATACCAGACAGATACCGTATACACAACCTATAATGATACCATATATGATGTTCGTGTAGATACTTTATATGATGAACGTGTGGGAGATACTGTATATGTGGTAGTAATTGATACTTTGTATCAGATTGATACAGTATATGTAGGTCAGACCTACGAAGATAGTACGTTATACGATGTATACGTAGAGACAGGGAATGTACCACCAAATTGTAGCCAGATATTGACGATAAGTCAAACGACTACTGATAATGTGTTATATTCTCAGGAATATATGTGTCCTTATACAATTCAGGGGAATGTAGACCAGATTCCAGCGGGATATTACATATTAAAGTCATGGTATGTTAATGGTGCTGGTAATATGATCAGTACTCAATTATATCAGTTCGATATAATCGGAGATATGTATATTCTAGTAGATGGAGACTATATAACACTAGTATCTGGGGACTGATGGATACATTAAAAAGAAAAGCGAACGGTGTAAACAAAGTATTTAATATTTACACCGAAGAAGAGGCGGAATCAGAAGGATTACCGTATTTGCACTGGAAAGAAGCAAAGGAAGGAGATTATGCCGCTACAGATGATGGCTATATAGGCTTATGTATCGGCAGGAAGGACTATACCGACAAGAATGGTCGAGTAAAGACCTTTGTAAGGCTGTGTCATGGCGCAAATTGGGCTGGCAATACTAATCGTATAGAGTATATGGTGAATAAGACCTTCGGAAGTTATTCACAAGCCAATCCCAAGTCATGGCAAGACCGTGAAGCAAGAAGGACACGTACCAAGAACCTAGTAAATGCCTATGTTGGACAAGCACTCTCTAGTGAGGGTTTTGACTATAAACAGTTGGGCAATATTTACCGCCCTGACCAGCAAGAACCGTCTTTGACGGTAAAAAGGGTACTGAAACAGGAGTTTATCAGAGATATGATAGAGAAGAAACTAAAAGAAATTATGGAAGAGAAAGGTATCAGCAAATCCTCGGTAGTTGACACCATGCTAGAAGCAATAGAGATTGCACGTCATAAACAAGATGTAACTAATATGCTTAAAGCATGCGATTATTTTATGGAGCTACTGGAAATGAAACCTTCTAAAAGGATTACAACGGATACATTACAGTTAGACGTATCTAGTAGCATAGCAGATGCAATAGAATCAGAGGAGAAGTCTTTGCTGATGCAGCGGAAAGAAGAAGTCAATGAATCAAAAGAATCAAGTAAGCCCTGAAGATCAATATCTGGGCGTCGATCCTCATAATATTATTAGAATGCAAATAGAGATTGCTATTGAGGCTTTGGCTGAGATAGCTAATAGTAATTCCATGTCTAACGAATCAATGAAGAAAACGGCATATGATGCTATTCACGAATTAGAATTGATAGATACTATGTATACTTATGGATTCAAAGACTGAAAATTTAAAAAAAATAAAAGAAAACCTAGTATTGTTCGGCAAGGTATGTATGCCGAATATGTTCTCATCTTCATCACCAGCATTTCACTATGAGATATCAAAGAGGCTTATGGATGAAGAAATTAAACAGATAAACATTGTCGCTCCCCGTGGGCACGCAAAGTCCTCTATCGTGGGTGGTGTCTTTCCTCTTTACCACCTTATGTTCCACGGGGGGCAAAAATTAATTGTACTAGTTTCAAGAACTCAAGACCATGCTATTAAATTATTGGGTACTATAAAGGATTGTTTAGATTATTCCAGTAATTTTAGAAGCCTGTTTGGCTATTGGGGACAATACTCGGCTAAGCAATGGTCTAAATCAGAGATTGAACTAAAAGATGGCTCGATGGTCATATGTAAGGGTACTGGACAGCAACTTCGTGGTATAAAGAAAGGTAATCAAAGACCTACCCTTATTATAGTAGACGATCCAGAAGATGAAAACAATACTAAGACATCTGAAGCCATGGAAGCTAATTTACGCTGGCTGTTGCAGAGTGCCCTTCCATCCCTAGACCCGCAGCGTGGCCGCATAGCGGTCATTGGTACTCCGCAGCACCAGCGTTGTCTTGTTGAAACACTGAAAGAGATGACTGGCTGGGAAAATATGCATTTCGCTCCCAGCATTAAAGATAACATATCATTATGGGAAGATTGGCATCCAATCGAGAAACTAATAAAGAAAAAGGAAGAGCTTGAGTCTATAAACCGAGTTTCAGTGTTTTATAGAGAATATCTATGTCAAATCATTGGAGATGAGGATCAGCTGTTCCAAGAAAAGTATTTTCAGTATTATGATGGGAAATTAGTGCATGGAGAAGGCGAAGAAGCGTTTATTCAATTCAAAAGTATAAATAGTAAAGATACAGACTTACTTTTACCAGTGAATGTATTTATGGGGGTAGACCCTGCATCCTCAACCCGAAAAACAGCAGACTATAGCACTATAGTTGCAGTTGCGGTTGATAATGAAAATAACAGGTATATTCTCCCTTACTACCGAAAAAGGGCTACTCCCATGAACCTTGCTAACCAGATAATAGAGCATTTCAAGATAATGAAGCCTTCCAAGGTGCGGATAGAGTCAATAGGCTATCAGGAAATGCTGCGTGAGTATATAAGGGAAAGATGCGACCAAGAGAACATGTTTATTGCTGGTTTAGAGATAAAGGAAAGACCAAGAACAAGTAAATCAGCAAGATTGGAAACTATGGAACCATACTTCGCTCAGAACAAAGTATACATGCTGGAAAGCATGGAAGAACTAAGAGATGAACTATTATTGTATCCAAGAGCCAAGCATGATGATTTATTAGATGGATTGTATTATGCTATGAAAAATACATATACACCAGCCCACGAAACCAGTGATATGAAATTAAAAGAGAAACAATATGTAACAGATAAAACTTTTGATTGGATGATTGCTTAAAGTATAATTAATTTAGAGGGAACAATAATGACCTCGATTTCGTATAAGCTGATGTTGCAACGCATTTTTCCACATGCCAGAGATACATCCAGAAGTAAGACTTACTCAAGACTTATTCTCTAACTATAGTTCTGCACGCTCAGACTGGTCTAGTCAGGCAGCTGAGGATGCAGAATTTCGTGCAGGGAAGCAATGGTCGGATAAGCAAGTAAAATCATTACGTGCTAGAGCACAAGAACCTTTAGTCGTAAATGTAATCCATCCAGCAGTAGAGCAGGCAAAAGCTATGCTTACTGCTAACGCACCCAAGTTTCAATCTACGGGGCGTGATACTTCAGATACAAAAGTAGGTAGGATATTTTCAGACCTAATGTCGTGGGTCTGGGATATATCAAATGGAAACACTGAATTAAAGCAGTGTATTGATGATTACTATGTAAAGGGCATGGGCGTTATGGTTTCATATATAGTACCAGATGCTGATTTTGGCAAGGGTGAAGTATATATTAAATCAATTGATCCGTTCTCAGTTTATTTCGATGCTGACTCACAAGACCCATTCTGTCGGGATGCTAGTAATATTATAATAGCGAAGCGTATGACAGAAAAAGAATTAATTCAAATATATCCAGAATTTGAAGAAAACATCAGACAGTCCTCAGAAACAAGCCATATAAGTTCAGTTGATGAAAATCGTTTTGGTATAATGAAAGAAGACGTTCTTCCTAAGTCCAGAAAGCACGAAATGCTGGATGTTGATCTTGAGCGTGAACTGGAAGTATTTGAAAGATATACTAAGATAAAAGTACCATATTATAGAATATTCGATCCATTATCTAATGAAGAAAAAATTATCAATGACCCGCAATATGCAGAATACAGAGAAGAGCCTGCAGTTATACTAACTGTTTCTGGCGGAGAACAGCAGATATTCACGGATAAACTAAATGTATCTAAGTTTATGCAGATACATGATGAAATCGGAAAAGTGTACCATCTAGAAGTTGATCCACTCACGGGACAGCCCACACCAATAGCTGGTCGTGAGAATGAAAACTCAATCCCTAATAGCTATACTGCTATTGATCCCATCACCAAAGGAGAACTTATTGACAGTGAGAAAATCATGGTCAACAAGGTAATGGCTACCAATATAAAACAATGTATCTCGGTTGGTGATGAATATCTGTATTCTGTAGTATTGCCAATAGAAGATTATCCTATTGTTCCATTTATGAATAATCATAATAGGAACCCGTATCCAATTAGCGATGTAAGGACTGTACGTGGTTTACAGGAATATATTAATAAGCTGCGTTCCCTTATTGTTGCCCATGCTAGTAGTTCAACAAATGTTAAGCTACTTATTCCACGTGGTTCTATGAATAAAAAGCAATTAGAAGAAGAATGGGGCCGTGCAGGTACAGCTGTAATTGAATTTGACCCAGAGCTGGGACAGCCAATTGTGGCAGGGCCAGTTCCGCTTCCTAATGAACTATATAAAAATGAAGCAGATGCAAAAGCTGATATAGAGCGAATACTGGGTATTTATACATTTATGCAGGGGGATGTTGGTTCAGCCCCACAAACATTTAAAGGAACTGTTGCTCTTGACGAATATGGTCAAAGACGCATCAAGTCCAAGAAGGATGATATAGAATATTCACTAAACCAATTAGCTAAATCAGTTGTTGGTTTAATGCAGTATGTCTATACATCTGAAAAGATTATAAGGCTTATACAGCCTAACAATAAACCTTTAGAAGTAAAAATTAATCAAAATCTTTATGATGATGTCAGTGGACATCTGATTGAAAAAGTAAACGATATATCTGTAGGTAAATATGATATTATCGTTGTTTCTGGCTCAACTCTGCCATCGAATAGATGGGCTAGGTTTGAATACTATATGCAGCTCTTCAAGAGTGGTCTCATTGATCAAATTGAAGTTTTAAAGCAAACTGACGTTGCTGATATGGAAGGCGTACTCGAAAGAGCTGGACAAATGCAGAAACTCATGCAACAGGTTCAACAGCAGGAAGATCAGATCAAAAAACTAAAAGGCGATCTGCAAACTGCACAGCGTGAATCTGTCCATGACAGGAAGAGAGTTGAAGTTAAGGAATTTGAAAAGAAACTGGCTAAAGCAGAAGCAAAGGCTGAAATGGCTACACAGCTATATAAGTCTCGTGCCTCTGATGAGCTTTCTAAACTTAAAGAAGAAGTTAAGGAAGTAACAAAGTCAGTTGACAAACAAGTAGGCTTAAAAGAATAACAGCGGTTGCTGAAATAACCAAATCGCAAGGAGTGAATAATGGCTGAAATACAAAGTGCAGCAATAGAACCTGATAAAACACCGTATGGTTACGAGGTAGAAAAAGCAAACATCCCTTTGATGGATGCTGAAGTACCAGCAGGAGATGCAATGAAACCAGAGAGTTTCGATGTAGACGTAAACCAACCGATGATCAGTGAAACGCCTGTAGACGGACAACAGGCTGAGAGCACACAAAGTCCTGAAGAACATCCTGCAAAGGAAGACTCGAGTAGATTTGAATATTGGCAAAGTCAGGCAGACAAGGTAAAGAGCGAACTATCGAATGCACAGCAAGAACGAGATTATTATAGAAATCTAGCACAGCAGCAGCAGTCAACGGTCTCCAACGGACAACCTAATGGACAACCCCAGCAACAAGCGGGAGTCCAAGAGGATTCGTTGAAGCAACCCGTCAAACCAGAAAAACCAGTCAGCTACAGCGAGGTCGATGCGTATAACGATCCTGAGAGTACATCTTTCAAATATCGTTTAGAGAAGGAGAGATATCAAGACGAATATATGGGCTATCTTGAAGACAAAGACGAAAACAGAGAAAAGCAAATGCGCGCTCAATATGAGTATGCATATGCTCAACAACAAACAGCAATGGTACAAAACAATGCTATGTCACACGCTATGAATGGATATGGCTTTGATCAAGCTAAGGCTGGTGATTTCGTCAATTGGGCAAGTAACCCTAATAACGTCACAGTTGACCATCTTTTAAAACTCTATATGATGAAGGATGCACCCGACGCACGGGTAGAGCAGAAAAAACAAGAAATGAGAAAATCTCAAGAGGTTTTGTCAATGCCAAGATCAGCTGCGGTTGAGACTGGCACATCTGAATCACCTTTAAGTGATGAAGACATGTTTAATCAAGGCTTACTCTCTTTAAAAAGATAAAAAAGGAGTAAATCATGGCTGCAACTGAAAAGTTATTAAAAGCCTCTGGTGTACTTTACGATGATCGACGAAATTTTTACGTTAGTCCTCAAGTTGTAAAAGAACTATGGACTGACGTAGCGCCGTTTACTACGGTAGTTTCGAACAGAGAACAGCGTAAAGTGCCCGACCCGATTTTCAAAATGTTTGAACATCGGAATCCATGGCATAAGCAGTATTTTCTAGATAATGCTGATACTGATGATCTTTATGCAAATGGAACTAGCGATACAACTGTAACTGTAGATGGTGCAAGCAATTGTAATATCGATGACAGTTTGGTTGGTGCAATCTGTGAAGTATGGACAACTAGTTATGGCACTAAGAAAGCCATTGTAAGAGTTGATTCTGTAACAAGTTCAACTGTTGTTGTTGTAAATACACTATGGACTAGCACTGGTAGTGATGTTGCATTAGTTAATAATGATATTTTTGAAATTATTGGTAATGCACAGGGTGAAGGTACAGACTCACCAGAAGCGTGGGCCGATGAACTAAGTGTCGTTTGGAATTCTTGTCAGATTTTCAAAACGCCATTACAGATCACTGGCACATTGCTTGCTGCATCATTGCGTGGCGAATCTTCTGAACTTGCACGTTTACGTGCCCAGAAGGCTCAAGAGCATAAGATGCAAAAAGAAAAGGCATTCTTATTTGGACATAGAAAAGGTGGGACAGGTCTTGAACTTCAAGGCGGTGACTCCAGTTCTGAATCATTTGCTGATGGCGGAGTAGCCGATGCAGATGGTAATCTTGTAAGAACATGCTACGGCATTTTGAAAGCTATAG